ATTGACAAGATGCTTGAATAGGGACGGATACTGTATAGCGTTCACCGAACTACCGATTGCCTCGTTAGGAAGCCCATAATCCGGAAACTCCGGAATTGAACCTTTCAACGAATTGATGATAGTGTCAAGTGCCTGTCCTATCGCTGCCTCGTATTCAAGTGTCGCCAAGTCATCATTTTCGAACCGAAAGTTCTTATCAATGTCCTTTCCGAGTATCTTCTCAGAATCAAGATTATCAACGATATTAGGAATGTTGAAATTCCCCGTGGTACGAATGTTGATTTTGAACATTCCTCCACCCTTGTTAGCATCGTAGTCCTCTTCCTCTACCAAGTTGTTTCTTGCGATATCAACCCAATCATCCTGAGGATTGTTCGAACCTAACTGTGACGATACATTCTCAAACGTCTCACGAGTCTTAAGAACCCTCTGAAGTGCAACGTTCATACCGTACCGCCCAATGATAGCCGAGCGCAACCATCGTGATGAATTGTCTATCGTCCACAACTTCGTTTGACACTCCGTGAACATATCAAGCAACTCCCATGAATCTACTCTCGCCAAGCCTGTTGCCTTGAGCGTGAACAGGGGTTCAATCTCTCGTGACTGTTTCAACAGCGTATCAAGCCGTCCGAATGAATCCCCGATATCAATATCGTCCTGACCTGTATAGTATGCAACTATCAGAGGATAGTAGGAATTCGCGAACAGTGCAAACGACTCAAAGAACGACTGAATGTCGTACCCTGTTTGCTTCTTAAAGGTCTCTAATGCGTCTTTCATAACCATCCCTCCAATACTGTTTCAGTTACAGGTTGCAAAGCGTCTGTGACCACTGAAGCGACCTCACTCACTCCCGTCTGTATCATCGAAGGAAGTAACTTATCAAGCAACGATTTGTTATTCTTGTTAGATACTGCCTCCAGCGGAGCCAACGCTATCAACGTCAGATTATAATTCCAAATCATGTTTTTCGACAAGTCCTGAGAGAACTGCACTCCGCTCGGTGGAATAGCCACAAGATAACTCTCCCCGAGTGCCATGTTATAGAAGTACAGACGCAACGGTTTGCCCTTATCGTCAAGACCCACACTCTTACTTGCCATAGCCTGTAATATCTTCATCACACCATAACCCGTCTTGACGTTCAGGTTAAAGTTCGAAAAGGCGAGTCCCGATATTGAACCGCTTTTCTTTGTGATGTCGAACAGGTGGTATTTCCCAGCACTCACGCTCTTACTTGAAGAGTTAATGCTCACATCTGGCTTTGGATTTATCAGAATTTTGAATTGACGACCGAAACTCCCCTTGATGTTAATTTCCTGAGGCGAATAGGAAGGAGTCGACAATACTGTTACTCCAGCCATTGACTTCTTGATATTCGTTCGAGTAGGTTCGGTCTTTGAGATAGAATCCGGCATAATAGGGAATGTCAGATAATCTATCGTATTGTCATCACTATCCGCAAGTTCCAAAGCAACCATATACCATTCAAAGTCATTGGGATACAGGCTCGCAAGAGCCTGTCCCCCGATTGACTTCGCCATGTTCATAACTGTATCTAATGCAGACATATCTTTAAAATTTTCTACAAATATAGTAAATCATTACAATATTTTTCCCGTGCTTGTCGTAGCACCTGTCTGAGCCGCAGCAGTACCAGTGGTCGAAACAGTGATTCCAGGCTGAACCTCACCCGTCTTGACAAAAGCGTCAATTGCGTCAGCCAACCCGTCCGCAAACTTACTATCATCAATCTCGGTTTCCTTTCTCGCATCTGTCATCAATTTCAATATTGATTGCGCGAGTGCTGTCTTATTTAATGGCATAATCTCTTATTTATTAAAGAATTGTTTCAATAAAGTATTCAATTCAGTTGTCTTCTCGATTGTAGGTGGTAACGGTGTACCACTCGGACCAACAGCCGTTGAAACGGTCAATGTCGCTATCGCATCCACAATCTTTGTCAGCAACTCGTTCAAACCTGTACCGCCATTGATAATCGCCATTTTCCCATTGCTGATTTCAATCATCGCTTCTCCTTGAGAAAGAGTCACTTTCTTGTCCTCAAAACGTAGGGTACAGTCGAATATCGTGGTTTCGGCTTTGCTTCCATTTACTGTGTGTTTATAATCGGTGTCGCCTACCTTTGTTTCGGTCACGAACCCTTGCTCCGTTATGGTCGTTTTTGAGAAGTCTTTATCCTCGTCCTCACCATACGTAGCAAACACACTCATTTCTTCCTTATTGACGCTTATTCCCGACTCATTTTCGGTGACAGGGTCAATCATCTTTGCAGTGAGTTCCTCAAAAGCCTCTATTTCGGCTTTCTTACTCGCAGTCACTTTCACTGTACCCGTTGAGCCAGCCTCAAGAAGAGCGTTCTCATCCCCAAGCGCATTTATCTTGAGCGTTCCAAACTGTTGCCCCCTGACATTGATGAACAGGGTTCCTCTCTTTGCACTACCTGTAATGCTCAAAGAACCCTTGTCCCATTCCCGAAGAATTGAAAACTCTTCATCGCTTCTCATAGGGATTCTTCCATTCGTTGCAACAAACGTACCAACTATCATCGGTTGGTTCATGTACGATTGAGAAATCCACATTACTGGAGTTCCCTTCTCACCAACCTTTCGAGGAAACTGTATATTTTGGAGAGCCTCGTTTGAAATAAAGCACCCATGAATAATATTCCCAGCACTATCATCAATGATAGATATCTTGTTGGTTCTGAAACAGGTATCAACGAACTTATCTCGGTCAACCCCCTCCGGAATCAATACATATCCGAACCCAGTTGTTTGCTGAATTGTTCCCTGTTTGCGTACAGGGGAAACTCCTGGTTTTCCTACTTTCTTAACTCTAATCTGTGCCATCTTTAAACATTTCTCTTTTTAAGAAGAAATCAAAAACTTCTTTATTTACGCCAAATTTTGTTGCAGAAGGAACAATTTCGTCTTCATTCTTATGCTTTGGGTCACGTTTCTGAATGTCGGCTCGTATTCCGTCTACATCCACAATGTTGAAATAATTGTTAGAAGCATTCGTAATATACTCAACCAACATTCCTCTTTCAACTGTCAGCACCGTAACACGGTCAATCGCATCATTTGTGAAAGTTACAGTATTATTTACTGCCGTAACATAAAACAACTCCTGGGTGGATTCTAAAATGATGAACGTTCCCACTTTAATACGTCTATCCCCATTCAGCGTTATCGTTCCCTTTCGAGTAAACGGAAGATAACAAGTTGTCTCGACAACGTATAACAAATCATTCTGCAATGCCTGAGTCATAGTATTTTCGTTCCTAATACCCTCTTTCCCTCGTAATGACATTTCAGATAAATAAATATCATTTGTAATACACCGCTTATTTCCGAAGCGTTCCACGTATTCATTCAAAAAGATAATAGGAACGAAAACCAAGGACGAAAATTCTAAACTTCCTGTCAAAGAATTTTGAGGCATTAAACGATACCATCCATATGCACGGCTATCATACTCCAAAGAGAATGATAACAAATCTTTTGGTTCAATTCCAATATATTCTTTTGAAGAAATTACTGACTGAATTGCGGTTTTCGTAAATGGGGGTTGTCGAATGACCATATCGAATTCATTTCCCCATGTATCCCCCCAAAATTCAACAAAAGGTTGCTGGCAAATTTTGTTGAAAAAATCAAGCAAAGTTCCTTCTGGATTTGCCAATGAACGGTCAACAATACATCTATCAGAAATTTGCCCATCAATTAATATCTGAATCATTTTCCAAATACCTTTTGCATCCTGCCTCTTTGAACAGTGAGAAAACAAACTATCTGGGACAATTCCAATATTGGATAAATGGTCTAAAATGAAAGAAGAAAAAGTTTCTATTCTTTGAAATTCAAACGCAAAATAATAATCAAAATTTCCTGTTACCATGTTACGCTTGAACCACGACGAAGATGGGTCTCCGCCATAAAACCATTGGTCTTTACTTCCTTCAACATATTTCAAAGGAATAAAATAGGAACCATCTTCAACAAGTAACTTCATCAAATCTCTTCCTGAAATATTCACTGAATAATCTGTATCATTAGAATCAGCATTTGTTGAAACTGTATCTATTAGTCCCATCATATCCCAAATCAACTTATCATTTAATTCAGAAGGCTCAATGATATGTGTGCTTGACTGTTGAATTCCTTGGTCTTCGTATTTCTCTTTCTTCAGTTTCTCAAACCGTATAAAAACCACATCATTATTTTGGATAAACTTCGAAAACCAATCACGATTGATACTCCCTCGCTTATCAGTGATGTTGAAATGGTTAGCGAAATCATCCCCGAATGTCTGTATTGTCAGCGTATCAGTAGGAACCAACTCGAAAGAGAATGTCCCCATCTGAAAATCCTTTTGAGTCGAACAGGTTCTTATCCATGAACTGATGTCGTATATCTTACCGAAAGCGTGAGAATATACCCACACTTTGATATTCAATGCCTTCATCTGAACGTGATACTCCTTATTCTCATCACCTGAACCCAACGCTGCCGCACGCTTCCGTGCCGCATACGAGTCGTTGATAGGCTTCGAACTGCTTGATTCCCCATTGTTCGTAGGCGAGTCCCAATGAACATATTCGGGGTCGGACAAGAGTTCTTTCTGTTTAGATGACCAAAAGGTGCTAAAATTCCCATTCTGTTTTAAAAAGACATCTGAAGAAAGAAGAATTTGAAGTTCAGTAGAAATTTGGTCATTAGGCATGACAAATTTTGTCCCGACAGTTATCACAGGGGGATTCCCCTGTGATATTTCCTTTTTGTACTTATTCTTCATCAACTCTGTATAGTTTTCAACTATTGCTTCAGCATTCGTTTGCTGCCCATCAGAAAACTTTAAAAAATCCTCCGTAGAATAATCAAAGCATAACTTTTGTCTTTTTAAATCGTCAAGAAAATCTTGTATAGGCGCAGGCTCGCGACTATCTCCAATCCCTTTAAACCAATCTGTGGAATATGGTGGAATTTCCTTTTTATTTTCCATAAGCTGTTATTCTTGAGTAATTGTTAAATTCTTTATTGCCTTCGATACCCCAACAAATACTGCATTAGAAATTTCAGCCGAACTCATTTGTTGCATTGTCGGTGGACCGATAAATCCTGGAGGTAAAGGAGCACCCGCACTATTGGCTGGAACCTGTACTATCATGACAGGAATAGGCTTCTCAAGCGATTCTAATACTGCTTTAAGACTTGTGCCTTCCTTATCAAGAATATCACTGTATCCATCAATAACTTTTCGATTCGTAGTTCCTGCAGATGAACGCTCTGCTGGACCAACCTTACTTCGAGCATTTTCTTCAGAATATTCACCCCCTTTAGAACGACCACTTTTAAACAGTTTTTCCCCGTCAAGGTCAGTTTTCTTTTCTAATTTAATAATATCTGACATTGAACGTTGATAGACATGCTGCATTACAAATCTTCCAACTTCTCCGCCTCCGGTCATTCTCTGAATCAAATCAAAAAATTCTTTTTGCAATTCAGTATTGTTAGGCATATCCTCGATTGCTGCCTTTATATCTGAATATCGTGCATTTGGTCCAGAAACTTTTCTTGCTGCTCTCATTAAAAGAGCCTGAGTCACTTCATCTTGACTTATACTGTTTCCCATCAAAGAGTTCTGTACACGCTCTAATTGACGACCTTCCATCCCAGTAGCGTTCTGGATACTTGTCATCGAACTAACAATATTCGCAGTATTTATAGTCCCGACTCTTTCCAAGACTTTTTCTGCAGTTCGATTAAAAGCACCTAAATACTCACCAAGTGTCGACGCAATGTATTGGTCACTCTTTCCGAGACCCTGTAAGTTAGTGTCGAAAGCCTGTACGACGTTGGCTCCTGTGCGACCTGAACGGTCAAAACGAGTTGTCGCCAACACCGAAGCAGCATCTTCTTCAGACAGTCCTCTAATACGACCAGCCATAAGTAACTGATTCATATCATGCATTGAAGTATTCTTTTCATACACTCCGGCACGTTGTAAATTCGCGACCTTTTCTATGTAATCAGTAATATTCAATCCAAGCGTTTCAGAAGCCCATGTGTGGTATTCTTTATCAGAAACTGCCCCACCAGCACGCTCTTCGGCTGCTTTTGCGTTCTTTGAAATTTGTTCTTTCCTATCAAGTTCATCAAACATTTGCTCTCGACTTTCCCAAGCAACATGGGGGTCGGAAGCAACCATTCTTATACCAAATTTCCCAACCGCATTCCAAAAACCGCCATTTTCACGCTTATCTTCATCCCGAGCCGTAACTGCTTCAATTCTTTCTTCATCAAAAGAATTCGTTAATTGAGAAGCCAAAGCACCCTGATAGGAAAGATTATGTAGAGAAGCATACCTATTCAGTGCACGGTCATTTTGTGCAGCAGCCATTCGCCCAACTTCTGACTTTTCGGCTTCTGCTCCGGATACCCCAAAAGTCAACATATTCAGAAGCCAATGATTCCCAACATTATTCTGGCGTTGGAATTCATTTTCTGCCCCATATTGTTGAGCATTAAACTTTGCCTGCTGACCAATCATAGTTCCGATACCCATTAAAAGAGCACCATAAGGAAGCATTCCCATCAATCCACTCATACTCGTAGGAAGTTTCACCCCCTTTCCAGGAAGCCCAGTTCCTCCCCCACCTCTTTCAGGTACAGGGGTTCCGGGAACTTCTGGAGTAGGCGGTTCGCCACTTCCAGCACTTGGCAAAACCCCATTCGTATCATCCCTCTGCCCCTTCTCAATAATATCAGCAACACGAACGACCTCAGATAATATCTTATCAAGAACAGAAATCTGACGTTCAGTTAATTGATTAGGAACGGCACGACCAGAGGCTCCAGGTGATACAACGCCACCCGTCCCGCTTAAAGGTCGCCCAGTATAAGGGTCTATAAGCGTCGGTCTTCTTTCAGTCGGGGTATCATTAGGGAAGCCACCTTGCATTCCCCCTGAGAGAGCGTTTCGCTCCTTTAACAGGTCGATTTGCTTTTGGATAACCCCCACAGTTTGCTCAGCAATGTCTTTGAACGTACTTTCCATTTTATTGAAGTCGTTCCACAAGGCTTGAGCGTTCTGCCGGAGCTCCTGAAGAGGTGACGCATCAGCCGATACCCGTATTCTCTTGTCTTCCGCCATTTTGTTCTAATTTAAGCATTTCTTCAATTTCTCTTTCAGCCTCAGTAGAGAAGCCCTCAATCGTTGTCGGAGCCTTAAAGATATCCCCTATTCCGGGAATGTACTTATCTTTATTCTTCTCGTGTTCAGCCTGAAACTCTTTTAGATATAACTTGTCTTCCTCGAACTCAAGGAGTTGATATATAAAAGAAGATTCCCGATGTTCAGGGGACATAAATGAAACATTATGCTTTATTCGCCACCACCTGTCCAACGGGAATCTATTATTCCAACTGACCACACCCTGTATCAGTTCAGAACGTCTCATGTTACTCCTCTTTCTTTACGTCATCACTTTCTTCGCCTTTAAGCAGTTCAGTAATTTCCTTGAAGAACGGAGCAACAGTCTTGAAGTATTCATCGCGGATAAGTTTATAATCCCTGACGTCAAGTTCTGAAAAGTTCTTCACTTTCAAGTCCTCTATCAGTTTAGGGCAAAGAACTACAATGGCTGCTTCAATGTCAATCATGTCCAAAGCGTGTTGAGCCTGAACAGAAGGACTCATGACCATCGAGTTGTAGAAGCCTCTTGACAGGCTTTGCTTCATCGCCTCAATCTGATAGAACTGTCCCACTGTGGGGAACTTCACAGGGTAACTGTGACCCTTGATTTCAATTGTTACTTCATCTTTAATCATAATCGTTTCTTATTTAAAGCAAGGCAGGATTACCCTGCCATGCTGATTGGTTCAAGATAAATACCACTGATGTCGGTTCCCGCAAGACCAGCCTCTTGAACGCTGAACGATTGTGTGTTCAGCAGACAGCCTTGGAGACGAGCAATGGTTTCACCCGTGTTATCAACTTCGGTAACAAGTTTCGTCGCAGCGTCTTCGCTTGATACCGTCTTAGCATACACCGTGATGTCGAACGCAATGTCGCCCAGAACCAAACTGTTCTTAATCTCCGCTATGCTTCCGAACTTTTTCAGCATCTTCTTCATAATCGGAGTATTGAACGAGATGAAGTATTGGGAAACACTCCATTGACAAGTGTAAGCCACAGGGGGAGCCTCCTGATAAGTCAGGCTGCCGAGTCCCTGTACATTTGCACGCTGTACGTTCTCTGAGAAAGTCAGGTTGCGGACGTATCCTGCAACCTCGTTATCTATTTTGATAAACGCTTTCGGTGCTGTAAAAACTCTTCCTCTTGCCATATCTTTTAATTTTTAAGTAAGAATCCAGTGAAGAAAATCTTAGTGATTTCGCTGTTCACCACCACCTCATAGGTAACATCGTAGTAGTCCTCAATTCGGGTTGCAACTACATTCTGGAAACGCTGTATCAAGTTGTCCTGATTAGCGGTTGCCACACGTGATTGCAAGAAATTGATTGTCCAAGTCTCAAGAGCACCTTTTGACAAGGTATTCAAGTTCACACCGTTTTCATCACCCAACAGGTCGATTTCTGCATTCACCACACACTCTTTGTTCAACTGTGCGATAACACGCATGAACTGGATGCTGAATGAGAGACCCTTTTTATTGAATAATGCTTTGTTATCTTGCAAAGTTGTAACACCCTGTAAGACCACGAAACGACCGAGATACGGGTTCGGATAAACCACAACCAAACCAGCCTTAACAGCCTTTTCCATTTCCTTCTCGTCAGGAATGTGCTGAAGTTTATCACCACCGATTGTCTTGTTGGTAACGGGGATATAAGGAGGTTTGCCGCTGACACGTCCAATGACCTGACACAGATTGTAGAAAACACCCCACCAGCGTACCTTTGAAGCAACAAAGTCGCTCGCAGTACCGATACCACCATGAACGCAAACCACGTATGCGTTGTTGAACTGTTTCGCCATATCCAGTGAGTCGTTGAACTTCACTTTCGAGTCGTATGCCCCAACATACACGAATTTATCAAACTTCGCCTGAGTGTTACGGTGTGCGATAACCTTGTTATTCGTAGCACCAGCACCCGAAGCACCGATTTGGTCAGTGAATACGATGTTATATTCAACATCGGTGATTTGAGCCAACAGGTCATCGAGGTCAGTCGGTTTGTACTGTTCCGTACCACCTGTCGCAACCTGATATCCTGCGTTATCCGTGATATCTGACGCATCAACCGTTCCGTCACCTGTAATCTTGCTTGAATCATCAAGTATAAAACGAGCACCGAAGTTCTCGTCAGTCTGGCACCAAGCAATGACTTCAGCCATATTGGTACATTCAGGAGTCTGACACAGAAGATACGGTTCAGCCTGTTCAACTGTCAGTTCATCGTAGGACAATTCAACACCCGTGATGGGGTCTTTATAAAGTCCTGTAAAGGTTCCTCGCCAGAACTTGATTACGAAAGCATTCGTGTCTTCTGTTCCGGCTTCCACTGTGAAGGCATAACCCGTTTTCAGGATATCGCCCTCGAGGTCGCCATTAGCGTTCAATCCCTCGTCGATAGTTTTCACTACCAGCGTACCACCTTTCGACCCACCACCCGTAGGAGCGAAAGTCATCGTTGCCGGAGTTGTCGTACATGCACGGGCATACAGTAACTTGCTGATACCAACCGCATCCGCATTATACGGGTCGGGGGTAAACAGAGCCTCTGCACATTTCCAGAACATTCCGCCTTTCACGAAATCCCGGAAATCCGATAATGTTTCGAACTCGTAGACAGCGTCCTTGCCTTGCTTGTCAGTTCCGTTCACACCAGAACCACCACCGAAGCCAGCACCATAAACACCCGTGTCAATCAAGAGCACGGTTCCATAGTCCAAATTTCGGGAAGCACTACTCTTGCCCGACGTGATTGTAGAATACACACCAGGAAGAGTTCTCAATTTTCCATTAAAATAGACACTCGTTGCCATATTATCATTATTAAAGAGTTTACGAATTTATTTCGGAATAAAGGTATAAAATTTTTCCAAAACATCAATAATCACAAATCTTTTTGAGGAAGGGCAGGAGCCGAAACTCCTGCCCAAACTCATTAAGAAATCTTCCAGCTCGTATTCGTCGTTATCTTGAACGTTTGTGAACCACCCGTTGCGCCATAAGACAGGCTCGTTGGAGTGACGTCAAGATACAGAATCTTCGCTACCAATGTTCTCGCACCTGTTACTGTGAACGTGTACGACAGACTCGTGCTGACACGGGCACTGCCCTCGTACCATCCGTCAAATACATCTTGACTGTTGGTCTTAGTACATACAACCGTTGCCGAAGCACCATAGTTATAAGAGCCACCGCCAGATACAGAACCACGTCCCGCAGCCGAACTGTCAAGACTGACTGATATTGTATAGGAACGAGTTGTTCTATTTCCTCGAGCCTCAACCGTAACATTTCCAGTAATAGTTCCTGGAGAATAAGTTACAGAAGTGGACACTCTGGTTGAACCATTGTACCAACCGCCGAAGCTATAAGAATATTGAGCAGTAGTTGCCGGAAGCGATGCAGTAGAACCAGCAGCCGTACCACCATAAGAAACAGACTCGCTTGCACGACTCACAGAGGCAATATACGCATTCTTATTATAGGTGACAGTATAACTTCTCAGGCTTCTCGTTCCCTTCGCAGTGTACGTTGCATTAGCTGTTACACCAGTCGGGGCATAAGTCGCTGAGGATGTTATCTTAGTCGCTCCGTTATACCAACCATTAACACCATAAGAGTATTGAGCCGTCGTTCCGTTTACAGTCATCGTTGAACCAGCCGCATTTGCTCCGGGAGCCACACGTTCTGTCGTTCTACTCAAACTTGCCACGTAATCGCCAGCCGAATATGTGATAGTATAATATTTCTTC